AGCCGTCGGGACCGTGGTAACGATTGTGGCCAAGGCGCAGGTGTCGTCGATCCGCGACTACCAGACGCAGGGCAGCGACAGCGAAGCCAGCATGGACCTGCAGATTACCGACATGCAGGTCGACGGGCTGGACGTTGACCTGCTGGGCCGCGCGGCGGATCTGCTCTACGGAAAGAAGAGCTGATGCAGCGGTACGACCCTACCGATTTGCGCGGGCAGCAGCAGGACAAGACCGAGCTCGATGCCCGCAAGCGCCTGGTTCGCGAGACAGAGATCGCGGACATCATGTGGCTGATGAGTTCAAAAAAAGGCCGCCGCATCTTATGGCGGGTGATGGAGCTCTCCGGAGCCTTCCGTTTGTCCTTCGATACGAACGCCATGAAGATGGCCTTTAACGAAGGGAACCGGAACCTGGGGAACCAGTTGTTCAACGAAGTGATGAGTCTATGCCCGGAGATGTATCCGGTGATGGAGAAGGAGCACCGCAATGACAGAGACGGCAACGGCGACCAATCCAACTGACGCCACAGCCTCTGAGCAGGCGGCCGCGACGCTGCTGGCACAGGCCAGCGACGGGACGGCTACCCAACAGCAGACGCAACCTGTGCAGACTCTGGCGGCTGATGCCACGGAGAGGTCAGCAGAAGCAACTCAGAAAACGGAATCGACCGAAACCGCCGTAGTGCCTGAAACGTACACGTTCACGGCGCCGGAGGGCAAGGAGTACGATCCGCAGGTTCTGGAAGCTTTCAGCGGCGCGGCCAAGGAGGCCGCACTGACGCAGGATGCGGCGCAGAAACTGATCGACAAGATGGCGCCGGCTTTGGCCGCCCGTCAAGCCGACCAGGTGCAGGCGGTCCACAAGGAATGGCTGGATGCTTCAACTGCCGACAAGGAGTTCGGCGGCGAGAAGCTGACAGAGAACCTTGGTGTGGCCCGCAAGGCGCTCGACACGTTCGGGACGCCGGAACTGCGCACGCTGCTGGATGCGACTGGCATGGGCAATCATCCGGATGTAATCCGGCTGCTCTTCCGTGTCGGCAAGGCGATCAGCGAGGACAAGTTTGTAGGGGGAAGCTCCAGCGGCACCGGAACAACGAACCCGGCAAGCGTGCTTTACGACAAAACGAAGTAGAGCAGAACGTCCTCTACGACAAACCAAGCAGAAAGGATAAACGAAAATGGCTGTGCTTCCAGCAGTTGCAGGGCATAACACCCTGGTCGACATTGCGAAATCGTTTGACCCGCAGGGCAAGGTGGCGATCGTTGCCGAGCTCCTGAACCAGTCGAACGAGATGATCCAGTATATGAACTTCATCGAGGGCAACCTGCCGACCGGGCACAAGGGCGTCGTGCGTGCAGGCCTCCCAACCGTGACGCTGCGCCGCTTCTACAAAGGCGTTGCGCCGTCGAAGTCCGGCCGCGACACGATCGAGGATGTGTGCGCGATGCTCGAGGGCCGCAACGAGATCGACAAGGATCTCGCCGACCTGAATGGCAACGCGGCATCGTTCCGCATGTCGGAGGGCCTGGCCTTTGTCGAGTCGATGAACCAGACCTTCGCGCAGCAGATCATGTACGGCAACACGGCCACGAACAAGGACGGCGTGCTGGGCTTGACGCCGCGCTACAACGCGATTAGCGGCGCAACCAATGGCGCGAACGTGATCACGGCCTCGGGCTCAGGCTCGGACAACACTTCGGTGTGGCTCGTGGTGTGGGGCGAGAACACGGTGACCGGCATCTATCCGAAGGGATCGAAGGCCGGACTCGTCCAGGAGGATCTGGGCGTGATCGATGCGTTCGACGCTTCGAACAACCGCTATCGTGCCTATGGCGAGCTCTACCAGTGGAAGTTCGGGTTGCACGTGAAGGACTGGCGCTACGCGGTGCGCATCGCCAACGTGGACGTGAGCGACCTGGTGGGCCAGACCGGAACGCAGGCGAACACGGCTGCAACCTGGCTGCCGATCCTGATGATGAAGGCTTTCGCGCGCATTCCCTCGATGGGCATGGGCACGGCGACCTTCCTCGCCAACCGCACCGTCAAGGAGATGCTCTCTGTGGCCGCGGTGCAGAAGACCATCTACGGTCTGACGATGGAGCAGGCCGGAAACCAGTTCGGCAACGTGACGGCGGGCTCTGTGGCAGGCACCGGGACGGGTATCCGGGGCGGCCAGCTGAAGTTCTTCGGCGTCCCCGTGTTGACGGTTGACCAGATCACCCTGGCCGAGACGGTGGTCAGCTAGCGCTCAAGCGCCGGCGATCGCGAGCTGAGAAACGTTTGGAACCGGGCCGTCCTCAAGCGGGCGGCCCAGAAGGCGAGAATCCGATGGGGATGATTGACAACGAAGTTGTATTTTGCGAAGCGCAGGCGGTCACTGATCACACTCAGGACACGCCGAGCACCAACACCTACGACAGCGGCGGCGCGACCCTTGGCGACGCAGGACAGACGGGCGAGCACCTGTGGGTACAGGCGCGCTGCTCGACCACGGCAACTTCGAGTGGATCGGCGACGGTCCAGGCGGTGCTGCAGGATTCGGCGGACAACATCACGTTTGCCGACGTGGTCGCGGGAAAGGCGATCGCGTATGCCAGCGTGACGGCGGGGACGGATCTGCTGAGGGTGCAGCCGCCTCCGGGGATGCGTCGCTACTGGCAGATCGCGTGGCGCATCGGGGTGGCAGACCTCACGGCCGGCAAGTTCGATGCATTCGTGACCGAGTCCCTGCAGCGCAACGTGGCGCAGGCGTCGGGCTTCACGGTCAGCTAGACCGGCTGTTGGCTGGGTGTTGAAACTATGTCCGCGAGGATCGAGAGGTCCTCGCGGGCGGATTGGAGGTAATCGAAATGCTTGTAAGGGCAAAGAAGGACATGTTCATCGATTCAAGCTTCCGCGCGAAGGGCGAAGAGTTCGACTATAGCGGCCCGAAGAACACGAACGTGGAACCCGTGGAGGAAGCCGGCGAGCCTGCCGAAGTGCAATCGGGCAAGCGGGCACGGCGAAACGAGAACGCGGAGTAACCAGTCTGCATCAGCGGACAAATAGAAGCGGCCGGCGATAAGCATCCCGGCCGCTTTGCTTTTGCGAGGAACGCATGAGTGAAGTGACGATCTGCAATCTGGCGCTGAGTCACCTGGGCGATACGGCTACGGTGGCGAGCATCTCGCCGCCGGATGGTTCGGTGCAGGCGAATCTCTGCGCGCGATTCTACCCGGTGGCGCGCAACTCCATGCTGGAGATGTCGCCGTGGGGGTTTGCTACGCGGCGCGCGGCGCTGGCCCTGGTCACGAATCCGACGCTGACGATTGCACAGGCTGTTGATCCCAACGCGGAACGTGGAACATGGAAGTACGCGTACGCGCTGCCAAATGCGGTTGTCAATATCCTCGGCGTTCTCCCGGCCGATGCTCCTGACGATTACGAGGGATGGATCGGACCAGCCGATCGCACTTCAGGGCCACCGTATCCGCAGGGTTACCTGCCGGTACCGGGCGCGCCCAGCTATACACCGCAGCCCTACTCGATTGAAATCCAGGCGGACGGCACGCAGATCCTGCTGACGAACGTGTGTGATGCGGCGCTGCGCTATACGACGATCATCACCGACACATCGAAGTTCAGCCCGCTGTTTACGCTGGCGCTGAGCTACCTGCTGGCGTCGATGCTGGCCGGTCCGATCCTCAAAGGGGACGCTGGTATCGCAGCGGCAGAGCAGCAGCTGGGACTTTTCAAGGCGTTCAAGGGACAGGCTGAGGCGAGCGACGCGAACCAGCGGAAGACGAACGTGCAACCGGCCGTGAGCTGGATCAGGGGACGATGAAATACATTCTTCGCAAATTCGTCGAGGCAGAAACCGTGCAGGATGCGATTCGCCTGGACCGCAGGACGCCGGTGCACGACTGCTACCTGAAGGCCGGCGAGCAGCCAAAGGACGCTGACCTGGGATACGCGATCGGCTTCCAGACGCCACGGGATAGCGATGTTCCCTACGAGATGCGGAGAAAGCGCTGATGCCGAGCACGCGGAGTTATTACCGGAGCTTTGCCGGCGGCGAGATCTCGCCGGAGATGTACGGCCGCATTGACGATGCCAAGTTTCAATCGGGCGCGGCGACGTTGCGGAACTTTATTGCCACACCTACCGGCGCGGCGCTGAACCGGGCCGGGTTCGCTTACGTCAACGCGACCAAGAACAACGGCGTTGCGCGCCTGATTCCCTTCACCTACAGCCTGAACCAGACCATGGTGATCGAGCTGGGGGATAGATACGTTCGCTTCCATACCCAGGGCGGCACGCTGAAGTACGCCACCGCGGGCCTGAAGCCGTGGGTAGCGCCGTCGGGCGCGATCTCGCTGAGTTACACGACGCCGACCATCGTTACCTGGACGGCGCACGGGCTGAGCACCGGCGATCCCATCCGGTTCTATATGTACGGAGGGCACGCGCCCTCGGAGTTGCCGGCAGGGTTCAAGGTCGGCTATACCTACACTGTACAAAAGATCGACGCGGATAATTTCAATATCCTCGACAATGGGGCACTCGTAGCGCTGCCGGCAAGCGGCGGCGGCTCGGTGACGAACTATCCGGGATCGGGCACTCCCAGCGCAAACATTTCGCTTGGGCCGAACCAGGTTGGCAATGACATCTCCGCGACAACCGGCGGCCTGGCGAGCACGGTTGTGAGTGGCGGCCTGGCGACATTGAATGTCGACATCCAGTCCGATGTTTTTATCGAGGCCGGGTTCTGCTCGATTGCCTATGAGTACTCGACCGGTGCGGGTTGGATCCCCTTTTATTATTCGGCCGCGGCGGAGACGGCAAGCTTCTCCGGGCAGATTCCTATTACGAATCTGAACCAGCTGCAGCTTCGCATTGCCGCGACCGGCCGTACGTTTTCTGGCGGCAGCCTGGATGTGACCGGCAGGATCACGAGCTGGAGTGTTGACGTGCCTACCGGAGGCGGCGGAGGCGGCCTGACTATCGTCAGGGCGTATCGCTACTACACCGCAGGCGACCTGGTGAGCTACAGCGGCAGCTACTATGCAGCGGTGACAGCCGACGCCGGTGGTTCAACGGTGCCTGGAACCGACTCGACGATCTGGGCGCAGCTGCCTGCCGATCTGACTTACGAGATCCCGTCGCCCTACGCGGCGGCCGATCTCTTCCAACTCCACTACACGCAGAGCGCGGACGTGCTGACGCTTGTGCATCCGAACTATCCGCCCAGCGAGCTGCGGCGCCTGGGCGCAACCAGCTGGACGCTCGTGCCAATCTCCTTCGGTCCGCCGCTGGCTACTCCGCAGGGCGTGACAGCGGTTGCCAGTCCTGGATTCAAGGCCATCATCGCAAGCATCTCGACGGCGAACCCGGCGCTGATTACCACCGCTTCGAACCATACGCTGGCGCTGGGCGACGGCATCTACATCGCCAACCTGACGGCAACGATCAGCGGCAATGCGACGGTGATGGACGGCTTCTATATGGTCGACAAGGTGCCGGTGGACGGCTCCGGCAACCTGATCAACAACGAACTGACCGTGATGGATTACAGCGGCAACGTGCTCGACTCCTCAGGATGGAGCAGCTACGCCGCGACCGACAGCGGCCAGCCGATCACGATCCAGTACGGAACCAAGATCTTCAATATCGTCAGCCCTTATGCGGTGCAGGCGATCGGGCCGGACGGCGTGAGTATGAGCGCGCTGAGCGCTTCGGCGAGCGTGCTGAATAACCTCAACGTCCCTGGCTCCTACAACACGGTTGCGTGGCAGGCGGTGCCAGGGGCGCAGAGCTACAACGTCTACAAGCAGTACAACGGTCTCTGGGGCTATATCGGCAACACGACAGCTTTAACCTTTGCGGACACCAATATCGCGACGGATATGAGTATCACGCCGGGCACGCCGGATCCGGTGTTCTCCGGAGCGGGAAACTATCCGGGCGCGGTCTGCTACTTCCAGCAGCGGCGCTGCTTCGCGGGCACGACCAACGGCCCGGACAACGTGTGGATGACGAATTCGGGCACGGAGAGCATGGTCAGCTATTCGCTGCCGTCCAAAGATACGGACCGGATTGCCTTCCGCGTGGCGGCGCTGCAGGCCGACGTGATCCAGCATATGATTCCGATGCTGTCGCTGGTCCTGCTGACAAGCGAGAGCGAGTTTGCGACCTCGCCGGGAAGCACCAACGCGATCACGCCGACCAACGTGTCCGTGGTTCCGCAGAGCTATATCGGGGCCTCGGGCGTGCAGCCCAGCATCATCAACACGTCGATGGTGTACGCGGCGGCGCGCGGTGGGCATGTGCGCGAGCTCGGCTTTGCCTGGACGGTGAACGGCTACATGACGGGCGACCTTTCGCTCAGGGCCGCGCATCTGTTCGACAACCTGACCATCGTCGACCAGGCGTATTCGAAGTCGCCCTGGCCGGTGGTGTGGTTCGTTTCGAGCAACGGAAAGCTGCTGGGGCTAACCTACATTCCCGACGAGCAGCTCGGCGCCTGGCATCAGCACGACACGCAGGGGACCTTTGAGTCGATCGCCTGCGTGGCGGAGGGGACAGAGGACGTTCTCTATGCGGTGATCAACCGGACGATAGGTGGGAGAACAGTCCGTTATGTAGAGCGCATGGCCAGCCGCATCATCAACCCGAAGGATCCATCAACGTGGTTCTTTGTGGATGCCGGCGCGTCGCAGACGTTTACGAACCCGGTAACGACGATCAGCGGCCTCGACTGGCTGGAAGGCCAGACGGTGGCCGTGCTTGCCGATGGCGCCGTGCAGCCGGAGAAGGTTGTCACCGGCGGCGCGATCGCGCTGGACCATGCGGCGAAGGTGTTTCAGATCGGGTTGCCGTACACCTCAGACCTCGAAACACTGCCGGCGGTGATGCAGATCGACGGGTACGGTCAGGGTCGCATGAAGAACATCAACAAGGCCTGGGTGAAGGTTTATCTATCGAGCGGAGTCTTTGTCGGGCCGGATGCGGACCACCTTACCGAGTACAAGCAGCGCACGACGGAGCCGTATGGCTCGCCGCCGGCGCTCGTGAATGCGGAGCTCGAGGTGCTGAACGCGCCAAGCTGGCAGCAGGCAGGGCAGGCGCTTATCCGGCAGCAGCTGCCGCTGCCGCTGGACGTGGTTGGCTTGACGCTCGAAGTGGCGATAGGGGGCTGAGATGGGCTTTGGCACGCAGTATATGACGGATGACACCGGATTCGATGGAAGCCCTATCGACCCGGCCGTGACGGCTGCGCCGAATTTTCTGACGTCGAGCTGGGACAAGATCGAGAGCTGGTTTACCGGCAAGAATGGCGACACGACCGGCATGTCGCCTTCAATGACGAAGACGGCGCAGACAGGGCAGCAACTCAAGAACCTTGGCCTGATTACCGCGGTGCTGGGTGGAGTCAGTTCGGCGATCGGGACCTATTATGCGGCGAAGTCCGCGCAGTACCAGGAACGATCGCAGGCTTCGAGCTTCACGTTTCAGAGTGATATGGCCGCCATCAATGCCAGCCGTGCTGAGATGACGGCGGAGTCGATTCAAGAGGCTGGAAAGAGCCAGGTTGCTAGCTACACGATGCAGGCGGGACAGCAGAAGGCTGGAGCGACGGCCTCAATGGCGGCGCGGGGTATTGCGCTCGGCGTGGGCAGTGCGCGGGACGTTGCCGCGAGCATGGATATCGAGAAGGATCTCAACGTGCTGGCGCTGAACTCGAACACGACGCGGCAGGCCTGGGCCGCGCGGGAGCAGGGAACGAATTACACGAACGAAAGTTTGATGGACCGTACAAGCGCAGTGAATGCGCTGCGCTCGGCCAGTTCGATCAGCCCCGTGGGTAGCACAGTCAACAGTCTGCTGGGATCTGCGACGCAGATCGCTGGGCAGTGGGACTGGAGCCGCTGGATGAAGATGCGCATGGCGCAGGGATCGCCCGTGCCGCAGGTTGGAATCGGTTAGGAGCGTAAGACAAGATGCCGACAGTCCCTGAAACTTTTGCGCCCAGTGTGACGCAGTCGCCGACGCCGATGACACCGGCGACGGGCCCATGGGTAAGCCCGATGAAGAACTCGGCGCCGAGCCTCCAGCAGCAGACGGGGCAGACGCTTGCCCAGGTTGGTGAGACGGCCGCGCGTCTGGGAAACACGATCGGCGATCGCGTCCAGGACACGATGAACGACGCCGTGACGAAGGCGGCCGAAAACCAATTTCTACAGTCGTCGCTTCCAGTTCTGGGAAAGTACAGGACGACGGAAGGCCTCAACGCAACGAGCCAGTTTGACCCGACGGCTCAGGCTATCGCAAAGGCGCGGCAGGACGCTCGCGCAACGCTGACCAATCCTATTCAGCAGCGCATGTTCGACCAGGTGACGAACGACCATATGGTCACCTTTGGCAGCCAGATGGCGGATCACGAGAACGTGCAGCGCGTGCAATACGGAAAGAATGAAGCGAGTGCGCGCGCTGATTCGTTGAACGTGCTGGCGCGAATGGCGCATCTTAACGGCGATATGCAGGGCGCCGCGAAGTATAGCGTGCAAGCCGATGCGGAGACTTTGCACGTGGCCCAGCTCAGCGGCGCCTCCCCGGACAGCGAAGTGGCGCAGGCGATGCTGCGGACTAAACGGGGAGAGCTGGCCCGCGGCGTGATGGCGGGGCTATTGGAGCGTCATGCTTTATCGGAGGCTGATGATTATTTCTCCAAGGTGCAGCCTAACCTTGACATGCGCGATGCGGAGATGCTGGACAGCGCCCTGAAGGCTGCGCACCGGTCGGAGGATCCGAAGATCTTTGGGGAGAAGGGCATTGAGGCGGCGCTGGGAATGAAAGGCCCTGGGGTCCTTCAGCCGCCGATACCTGGTGCGACGATTGCCACGACGGTCGGTCTGGACGGCATTGATCTGCATGCCTCCCCTAGGACGAAGGTTTTTGCGCCAGCCGACGGTACTGTTACGAAGGTTTGGATGGATGACAAGATGGGCCGCTCCGCCCAGATTGCGTTACCGAATGGCTACACCGCGACCTTTAGCGGGCTCGGTACCTTCAACTACGAGGCGGGACAGAGGATTACACGGGGACAGGTGTTGGGACTGAGCGGCGCGGATGATCGCGGCCAGGGCTTGACTCATTATGCAATTGCCGATTCAACCGGAAAGTATTTCGACCCACGGTCTGCATCGAGCGCGCCAGTCGACCCAAAGAATTTCAATACAGCGGCGCAGGAAGAAAAGGCCATTGAATGGGTCAATGCAAATGTTGCCGATCCCAACGCGCAGAAGCTCGCCGAAGGATATGTGCGCGGAATCGCGAACACGAACCGGCAAATCATGAACCAGGAGCACGCCGATGCGATGAAGCAGGCGACCGACTGGTACCTGGAGCATGGCCGGTCGCTGAGCGGTTTGCCGGGTGACGTGAGGCTCAAATTGACTCCGGAGGACATCGACAGCTTCAGCCAGGTGACGAAGGCAAGAAACGATCCGCAAACTGAGCTGGACTTTATGAGCGGAAAGACGCCACTCACCACTGATAACGTGAAGGCGGCGTGGAGGGCCGGAAAGCTGAGCGACGAGGGATATGTCCACTTCGGGGGTGAGGCGCTAAAGCTGCAAAACGCTCCGCCGGAAAAGATCAGAACGGTTTCGGTTGACCATGATCAACTGACGGACATCCTTTCGCTGAACCAGTTTCCGAACCTTGCGCAGCCTGACACAGTGCCGGCCGGACCTGAACGAGAAGCGGCTCAACTGCAGCGCGTGCAACTAGAGACCGCGATCAAGAACGAGATCGACCGGCAGCAGCAGGGAAGCAACCGCGCGCTGAGTTGGCAGGAGAAGGGCAAGATCGCGCGCGACATGATCGTCGACAAGGTCTATACCTCAGGGAACGCGGCCAAGGATTTGAAGCCGGTCGCAATCCTGAACCCGGATGAGCAGAACCAGGCACACGTTTGGGTAGGAAATCAAAAGGTGAAGATGAAGGACATTCCTTCGCAATATACCAGGGAGGCGATGCAGGACATCGTAGCGCATGGCGGAGCTGCAACGCAGGCGCAGATCGCTGCATGGTGGCTGAATAAGAAGAAGCAGTTAGGGCAGTGACGTGGCCTGTTCTTCTGTCGTCAGATCGGGCGCCAGTTTTCGGAGGTCCTTTTCGAAAGATGTCCGAAACTTTTCCGGCGCCTTGTCGGCGACGCATCCGGGATAGGTGGCAAATATAACTTTCATGGAAGCATCGCTACCCGCTTTCTGGATGGAGATGAAGGCGGCAGCGCAGCTGTTAGGTCTGCCCCACGGTTTGCCGACGGCATTGATTCTGCCCTTGACTCGGTCGGTGAACTGCAGGGTGTATTTCTCTGATGAAAGTATGCGAGCGGTTTCGTCGAAGACTTTCTCGGCCGACAGTTTTGTTGCGTACATGGCAACGGACCATTTTGTTGGCGTCACTGTCGTTTGAGTGCTGCTCATCAGGTCGCCCATGAGCATCAGTTGTTCGCTGAGGTTTCCGAGCATCTGACTAGTCTGGAGAATCTGTTCGGGCGCTGCATTTCGCATTGGGGCGACTTGAGGAGCGGTCGCTGGAACCATCTGCATCGGCGTTAGGGTGAAGCTCGGCGAGAAAGTCTCCGGGACTGTCGGCGTCGGAATAGGTGGCGCGTTTACGCCCATCTGAGCGGCCTGGCGGCGTTCGAAGGCGCAGGAGGTCATCTTCTCGCGCACGACGGGAGCGTAACCGCTAGCGGCGATGTCGGAGAGCACTTGGCCAAACATCTGGGGAGAGGCGATCTGGGCGCTTTCCATGATGCCCTTGTCTTTCACTAGGTAAGAGGTACATGGTTGCGTCGGCTGCGATATTCCGGCGCTGGCTGCCAGTACCAGGCCAGCGGCTAAAAGTGTTCTGAGCATTTTCGTACCTCTCTTCGGATCAAAGTAGTTAGCGATGCCATTTTACACGCGCTTTGGCAGTGCGCATGGGGTTTTTGCATGAGTTCACAGGGTTCAGGGTTGAGCATCGCCCAACAGATGATTCAAGACGGCACGATGCCGGACATGCCCCAAGCGCCGCCGATGCGTGCGGTGGTGGCTGCAGCTTCGACGGTGAATCCCGACGCGGAGGCGCAGACACAGCAACTGGCGCAGCGGGCAGGGATGGGCGTGGATCTGACGCGGTCGAACCCTGAAGCGGCACGGCAGCGGGCGACTGCCGCAGATCTGGATGAGCGGGAACTGGAGGCTAGAAACCCAATCCTTGCACGCCAACTGCGAGACCCGAATTTTGCGGGCGTGGCGCATGACGATCTCGACAGCCTGTCGCAAATTGAACATGGCGCGGGGGTGATGGGCCGCACCTGGAGCGAAGCGAAATCGGTATCGAGCAACATTAGTGCGGGGTTTCTGGGCGCGTTCAAGCCGCTTGCGGATGCGGCCGGGGTTGCGGTGCAGGGCACGCTGGAGAGCCCGAAGCCCGCAATGGATTTCCTGACGGGCCTCGATCCGGATGCCGAGGGACTGAAGAATATCTGGGTCAATCCGCGGCGGTGGAAGGTGCAGCAGCTCACCGAGCCGGTGATGGACTGGGCGTCGAGCGGAGTGATTCAGTCTCCGCAACAGGGTCCGTGGTGGGGTCGCAGCCTTGTAAACCAGATTGAGCAGGTTCCCGGCATGCTGGCGGCGTTTGCGCTGACGGGCAAGCTTGGCGGGGCGGCTGCGAAGACGGCAGGTGTACCGGAGGCGGAAGGGATCACGGGCGCGGTTGCGCCGGGCGCGGCAGTTGAAAGACAGGTTGTGCCGGCGATCCTTGGCACTGAGTCCGCACAGAACACCTACGCGCAGGCCCGGGCGAAGGGCGCCGACCAGAAGACGGCGGTACTGGCGGCGATTGAGTCGGGCGTGACAAACTACGCGCTGATGGGCGCGATGCCCGGGGCCGAATCGGCTGAGACGGTGCCGGGTGCGCTCCGCCAGTGGGCAGGGCGCAGCGCGGCAATGGGCAGCGGGATGACGTTGTCTGACAACGCCATCGCGCGGAGCTACGATCCGAACCGCAGCCTGACTGAAGGCTGGCAGCAGTCGATTGCGACCATGGCGGCATTTGAGGGCGTGGGCGCGATGAGCCACGTGATCGATGCTGTGGAAGCATCGAAGCTGCGGACACGTTCTCCTGAGAAATTCCAGCAGGCGCTGGACGCAAACTTTGAGGGGCAGGATAGCCTGCGGATTCCGTCGAAGGAGTTTGTGAACTACTTCGACGCGCAGAAGCTGGACCCTGCGGTGGTGGCGAACCGGCTGGGCGTGACGAACCTCGAAGAGGCGGCGGCCGCGGGGTCGGATCTGGAGATTCCGCCGGCGAACTTCTTTGGGAAGCTTGAGCCGGAACATCAGAAGGGACTGCTGCCGGATGTTGTGGATCCGCGCACGGAGATGACAGCCAGGCAGGCAGAGGCCGGAAAGGCTGAGCTGCAGGAGTGGATCAATAACGGCGGCGTGGAGACGCTGCAGGCTGAGTACGCGCAGGCAGATGCGGAGACACAGGCGACGCCGGAGTGGAAGAGCGTCTACAGCGATCTGAAGCAGCGGTATGCGGATGCGGGCGAGACAGAGACGGCGGCCGACAGCTACGCTACGATGCACGCGAACGCGATCGCGAACCTGGCGCGCAAGGCGGGACTGAAGCCCGACGAACTACTGAAGCTGCATAATCCGAAGCTGACGGTGGGGGAAGCTCCAGAGGGCGCAAGGTTGCGGTTGAATCAGGAGTCGGCTGACGAGCCTGGCGCGGGAGAGGACGAGACGCTGTACCAGGGCGAGCCGCCGCCGACGCCGCCGGGAGCTTCGCCGGAAGAAGGCGCGGCTGAAGGTCCACAGGGAACGCGTGGCTGGTTCCGGATGCGGCCGGATGGCAGTTACGAGATCGGCAAGACGCAGATCGGCGACATGACCACGTTTATCCATGAGCCGGCGCATGCCTACCTTGAAATGTTCCGCGAGCTGACGCAGCGGGAAAGCGCCAGCGACCCATTGAAGGACGACTTCAAAAAGATTACGGACTGGCTCGGCACCACGCCGGAAGAGGCCTACAAAAACGGTTTCACGCGCGAGCAGCATGAGAAGTGGGCGAAGGCTAACGAGAAGTATGTGAGCGAGGGGGAAGCGCCCAGCTCGGGGCTGAAGCGGGCGTTCCATAACTTTGCGGTGTGGATGGGCTCGATCTACCGACGCGCGAGTGCTCTGGGTGTGGATCTGAGCCCTAGTGTCCGCGGCGTGATGGACAGGCTCTACGCGGGCGAGGACGCGGTCAACCGTGCCGAGGAAGAAGCCGGAGACCGCAAGCTGTTCAGCAGCCCTGAAGAAGCTGGATGGACCGAGGAGCAGTACCGCAACTACGCTGACGCCAAGGGGCTGGAGTTGGAAAAGGCGCGGGAGCGGGTGCGGGCGGAGATGAACGAGGCGGCCGCGCGTGAGCGTACCCAGGCTTGGCGCGAAGAGAAGAGCAATGTCCGTGACGCCGTCACCGAGCAAATTGACGCGCGGCCGGAGTACACGGCGATCCGTGTCCTGCGCAGGGGGAGCCTGGATAACGGCGCCGAACTGACCATGAATCGCGATGCGCTTGTAAAGCAGTTTGGCGAGGAGCGTGTGAAGGATCTTCACAGCCTGCACAGGGGGCTCGACCGTAAAGAGGGCGGCGTTGACCCGGAGACGGCAGCGGAGATTCTTGGCTATGGTTCTGCCGAGAAAATGATCAAAGCTCTGGAGACCGCGCCTCGGCGCGCGGCTGCCATTGAGCAGGCGACTCGCGAGTACATGACGGCGAAGCACGGTGACATTCGCTACGACGGAACGCTGCAGGACAAAGCGCGAGCGGCGCTGGAGAATGACGCACGAGCTGACACGTTGCATCAGGAGTTGGCGGCGCTGAAGAAGCGGCCGGCCGACTCGAAGCAGGCGATGCGCGCGATTGAGATTGCGCCGCTGGATTCTTACCGTAAAGCCGCGCATCAGATCATCGAGTCGAAGGCCATCTCTGATCTTCATCCATCGCGATATCTCGATGCGAGTCGAAAGTTTTCGCGGGAGGCGTTCGATGCAGTGCGGCGGGGCAACGTGAAGGCTGCAGCCGACGCGAAGCACAAGGAGCTGCTCAATCACTTCCTTTTCCGCGAGGCGTCGAGCGCAGAGGTAGACGAAAACCTGAAATACCTGGCTAGGCATGCAAGGCCCACCGTGGCGGTAACCAAGGCTATTGGTGCGGATCACATGGACCGCATTCATCAGTTGCTGGCAGCCTTTAACCTGATGCCAGTCGACCCTGGCGCATCCGCGAATGTCGACCTGCGTGCCTGGGCTGAGGCGGAATATGACAGAACGGGAGTGATGCCGTCGATCAGCGACGATCTGATTGCCAGGATGGGCACGGTCTCCTATCGGGACATGACTGTAGCGCAGTTGCGCGACCTGAAAGATGCGGTGAAGTCGCTGGCCTACACGGGGCGGCAGCTGAACCGGATCACGATCGACGGGAAGACGCAGGCCGTAGGCGACCTGGTGGGCGACGTGCAGGCACGGTTGGCTGACGTGCCCCACACGGAGCCGGTGGACATTCGGCAGGACCTGCTCCACGCCAAGGGGCTGGACAAGCTGAATGCGCGCTGGCTGCAGCTCAAGGGAAGACTGCGGTCGGGAGACGCCGCGCTGCTTAAGATGGAGCAGTTCTTCCAATGGCTTGACGCGGGAAAGAACGCCGGAGTTCAGGAGGCCGACGTGTCGGGGCCCATGCAGCGCATCTTTCGCATGGCTTCAACGGCCGATGCGAAAGAGCGGGAAATGCGGTCTGAAGCTGCCAGCGCCATGGCTGCGCTGCATACGCGGCTGATCGATTCCAAGATCGACTTGAACGACCGTCTGGACGTGCCTGAGCTGCCCAGGAGAGATCGCGGCACGAGTATGTACCGGGAAGAGTTGCTTGCGGTGGCGCTCAACATGGGCAACGAGAGCAATAAGGAGAAGCTGCTCGAGGGCTACGGCTGGTACGAGGCAGATGCGAACAGAGCAATCAGCCGTCTGCTGTCAAAAGCGGAGCTGGATTTTGTGCAGGGAGTCTGGGATCATGTCGGGAGTTACGGTAACGAGATCCGCGAGCTTCAGCGGCGTCAGACGGGCGTCTCGCCCAAGATGATCGAAGCGTCTCCTCTTTCGACTGATCATGGAACTTACCGCGGCGGCTACTATCCTGTCGTCTACGACGGCTTCCAGGATGCGAACATTGAGGAGAAGCAGGCCGCAAATGCCGACAAGCTTTTTGAAAATAACTACGCGCGGCCGGCAACGAGCAAAGGCCACACGATAGCGCGCACAGGCTACAAGGGGCCGATGTATCTCTCGCTCGACGTGATTCCACGCCACATCGACCAGGTGACGCATGACCTTGCCTGGCGTGAGCCGATCACCGATATGAACAAGGTGCTGACCGATTCGCGGCTAAAGACCGAGATCGACCAGACCTACGGGCGTGAGTACACGAAACAGCTTCGCCCATGGCTTCAGGCGATGGCGAATGACAAGGTCTTTGATACCAGCAACGAATCCGCCTGGGGATATTTTCTTCGCTCGGCGCGGAGCAACACGACGATCGTTGGGGTGGGATTCCGGCTGTCGACCATGCTTGTGCACGGCGCCTCGGCCTGGTCAAACTCTGTGGGAGAGATCGGGGCGAAGTGGTTTGCCAAAGGAACCACCCAGTTCATGGGGATGGACCGGATTAAGGATACGCGCGATTTCGTGTTTGCCCGGTCTCCGGAGATGGCTCAACGCATGGCCCGCACGGATCGGAATACGCAAGAGGTTCTTCGCGACATTGAAACCCGGGAGGAGGGCTTCAAAACGATCAGCGGTACGCAAAAGGTGATCGACGGTGCCAGAAAGTTTGCCTGCTACGGAGTGGCAATGTCGGACATGGCCAGCGCGATGCCGACCTGGATGGGAGCGTACCTCAAGGGTATGGCAAAGGAAGCGGACGGGGGGATGAACCTTTCCGAGGCTGACTCTATTGCCTACGCTGACCGCGCTGTGAGAAATGCTCACGGCGGCGGCGGAATCAAGGATATGGCGCAGATCCAGAGGGACAAGGGCCTCGTCTCCATGGCGACCATGTTCTATTCGTTCTGGAATCACATGTACAACCGCCAGCGCGATCTTGGGAAGGGCTATGCTGCGATCGCAACGGGGAAATCCGGAACGAACAATCTGCCGAGACTGCTGGCGCGCAGCCTCTTCTACTTCGTTGTGCCGCAGATCGCGCATGCCGTTTTGAAGCCGAGCCCGAGCACAGAAAAGGATGACGGCAGTCTCGCTGCCTACATGAAGCAGGTAGGTGAAGAGGTTGGCCTAGGATTATTCTCCGGCGTGCCGATCGTGCGCGACTTCGCGAACGCGGTGGTGAACGGCCGGGATTATACGATCACGCCGATGGAGCAGGCCGGAAAAGCGGTTGTAACTACGATCAACGATGCGGAGAAAGCGGCAAGCGGAGAGCCGGTCAGTAAGCATGCCGCCACGAATGCGGCGAACGCGGCGGGGTATGTTTTTGGAATTCCAACCGCACAGCCAGCGGCGACAACGAAGTTTATCTGGGATGTGATGTCTGGTGACATCGACCCGCAGAGTCTTAGTGATTGGTGGCAAGGGATCATGACCGGCCGAGTTAAATAACCGCCGCTGCATCTTTTGACAAGCTTTTCATTTTCAGTTCAACAGCTCACTGCCGGCAGCGGCGGTGATGGAGGTAGTGCGCGATGACAATCAGTTCGACAACACGCGTGGCGGGGCCGTTCACTGGCAGCGGGACCGTGGCTACGTTTCCTTTTACCTTCAAGGTCTTCGCCGAGGGCGATCTGCTGGTCGAGAGGCTTGACATCGCATCGGGCGTGGCGACCGAGCTGACGCTGACGGCCGATTACACCGTGGCGCTGAACGGAGACCAGGACACGACGCCGGGCGGAACGATTACCCTGACCGCCGGCGACCTGCCTACGGGTCAGCGCCTGGTGATCACCTCGGACCTGCCTAACCTGCAGCCTGTCGAAATCACGAACCAGGGCGGATTCTATCCGGACGTGATCAACGACTCGCTCGACCGGGCGACCATCCAGATTCAGCAGTTGGAGATCCCTCTCGACAGGTCGCTGAAGTTTGCGGTGACCGACCCGACGGTCGATCCCACGCTGCCATCGACAGAAGTGCGGGCCGGAAAGCTCTTGGGGTTCGACGACGCCGGAACTCCGGAAGCCGTGGTGCCGGTGAGCGTCTTTCCGCTGTACGGCATCGTCACGATCCCGTACAGCGCGACTCCTGTGATCGACGCCAGCAAGGGCTCGAAGTTCT